AAGAAATAAAATAATAATTAGGGAGCTGAAATGCTCCCTTAATTTAAAACAATAACAATATGGCTTGCGATTTAACAAGTGGGAGAAAAACCCCCTGCAAAGACCAAATCGGAGGATTGGTTAGAGTTTACTTCATTGACTTTGGAGACTTAGGAACTGTAACTAAGGTTGACGATGAAGTTACTTTACTTGCTGGAACTTTTAACGCTTATCAATACGATTTAAAAGGCACTAACAGTTTAGAAACTGCTATTACCTCAAGTAGAGAGAATGGAACAACATTCTTTGAAGAAACATTAACTTTAACTTTACCTAAGTTGTCTAAAGAAGATAATAAGGAATTAAAACTTATGGCTTACGGAAGACCTCACATCGTTGTTGAGGACAGAAATGGCAATTGTATGTTAGCTGGCTTAGAACACGGTATGGAAGTATCTGGTGGAAGTATAGCAACAGGAACTGCTTTTGGAGACCTTTCAGGTTACTCATTAACTCTTACAGGACAAGAATTAGAACCAGCTAACTTTATTGCTGGAGCTGTTGCTGGAGATCCTTTTGCAACTGCTGCTACAGGAGCAACAATAGTTTTAGGAACTAATAGTTAAAAAAATACGCGATTAAATTAATTGTGTGATTCATAATATATAGTTTGATTGGAGGGGAGGGAGTGATTAACCTCCCCTTTTTTATTTAAAAATATGCAAATACTTACTACAAGTGGTTCACGAATTATTAACTTTATACCAAGAGAAACAATTTTAGGTACAAAAACTTATAAATTAGTGATAAAATCAGAGGCTCAAAATAAAGTTTTATTTACAGATGTTAATGCAACATTTGCTGAATTAGATTACTATTATCAATACTCAACTACTCAAGCATTAGTTGAGAATAATTACTATACTATTACAATCACCAATACAACAGATAGCGCAATAATTTTTAAAGACAAAATGTATTGTTCAGACCAAACACTTTCAGACTATGAAATTTCAAACGGTGTTTATATAGAGCAAAGCACAGGAGACAATCAATTTATATATTATGGATAATCTACATTTAATACAATTAGGCCAATACGAAAGGCCAACAATCACAGAAGAACGCAATAAAGATTGGGTTTCAATAGGCGATAACAACGACTATTACCAAAGTTTGATTGATGCTTATATGGATAGCACAACAAACAATGCTGTTATAAACGGTGTTGTTAATCAAATTTACGGTAAAGGATTAGATGCTACTGATAGTGCTAAAAAGCCAGATCAGTATGCACAAATGAAAAGTTTAGTAAAACCACACGATTTAAGAAACGTTTGCCAAGATTTAAAGTTATTAGGCGAAGCAGCTTTTCAAATTACTTACAATGGTTCTAAGATATCAGCAATAACACACTTTCCAAGAGAAACGTTAAGAGCTGAAAAGATGAATGACAAAGGCGAAATAAAAAACTATTTTTATTCTGCTGATTGGACAAAAGTTAATAAGAATACTAAACTAAAAAAGTTTCCTGTATTTGGTAGTGGCGCACAAAATGAAATATTTATTATTAAAAGATATGTAACTGGTTTTTACTATTATAGTCCAGCAGATTACAATACTGCTTATGCAACACTTGAAGATGAGATAGCTAACTACTTGATTAATAGTGCAATGTGTTCATTTTCAGGCACAAAAGTTGTGAATTTTAATAATGGAGTTCCAGATAGAGAAAAGCAACTTGCTATTAAGAATGATGTAATGCAAAAACTTACTGGTAGCTCTGGCGAAAAAGTAATTGTTGCATTTAACAATAATGCAGAAAGTAAAACAACTGTTGAGGACATAAGTTTAACAGATGCTCCAGAACATTACTCTTATTTAAGCGAAGAATGTTCTAAGAAGATTATGTTAACACATAGAGTAACTTCACCATTGTTATTAGGGTTATCTTCTGCTAATGGTTTTTCTTCTAATGCTGATGAAATAGAAAACGCCTCAAGGCTTTTTAATAACGTTGTTATACAACCATATCAAAACCTTTTAATTGATAGCTTAGATACAATTTTAGCTGTTAATGATATTAGTTTAAATCTATACTTTAAAACTATTGAACCACTTGAGTTTATGGATTTAGAGAATATTGAAGGTGAAGAAGCTATTGAAGAACAAACTGGAATAAAGGAAGAAGAAGAAAGCACAGAGCTTGAAATAATGGCTTCTAAGAGTGTTTCTAACAAAGATAGTGATGAACTACTAAAAGATGCTTTAGATTCGCTTAAAGGCGTTAAAATGGATACTGAAGAGTTTGAGATTGTTGATATTAGAGATTTAGATGATGAAAATGAAAGTGTTGAAGATTGGGCTAAGTCAATGATTAAATTAAGTGATGTTGTAGATAGTAAAGAAGATGGTTTTTCAACTTTAGATAAATCAATGTATAAAGTTAGATACAAATATGCTAAAGGTAGCAGTAGAGGTGGAGAAAGCAGAGAGTTTTGCAAAGAGATGATGAACAGAACAAGTGCTGGTATTGTATATAGATTAGAAGATATTGATAAAGCAAGCAGAGATATGAACTTTAAAGCTGCTGAGTTACCAATGCACAAAGGCCAAAAGTATGATTTGTTTAAATTTAAAGGTGGTGTTTATTGCAGACACAAATGGCAACAGATTTTATACAAAATTAAAAAAGGTAAAGAAGTTGGTAGTGATGATTTAGATGATTACAAAAAAAGTAAAACTATACCTAAGAGTTATGAACCAAAACCAAGAGGTAGAAAGCAAGCAGTAAAAGCTCCTGTGAATATGCCTAATAATGGACATCACCCAAATTACAAGAAATGAGTAAAGCACTATTTGTAACAAGACACGATATTTCAGTATTTACTGCTGCTAATGGTAATATAGATAATGATAAACTATTACCATTTATAAACCAAGCGCAGGATATACACATACAGAATTATCTTGGTACTGATTTATATAATAAAATAAAAGCAGAAATTGTTGCTGGTACATTAGCTGATCCTTACTTAGCTTTATTGAATGACTATATAAAAGATATGCTTTTACATTGGAGTATGGTAGAATACTTACCTTATGCTGGTGTTAATATTGCTAATGGTGGTATATATACAAAGAATCCTGAAAATAGCACAGCTTTAACAAAAGAACACGTAGATAGCTTAGTAGAAAGAAGTAGAACTACAGCACAGTTTTACACAAATAGATTTATAGATTATATGCAAAATAACGCAGCTGGATTAATACCTGAGTATTATAGTAATTCTCAAGAAGATATGTATCCAGATGATGTTGCAGATTTTGGAGGTTGGGTACTTTAAAAATATATTATGCCAGATAACACAATAGAATGGGGACAAGGTGCAGTAAACAACACTAACGATTGGGGTAAAGCAAAAGCTAATGCTACTAATAATTTTGGTGCTGTTTATGATGATTCACCAAGTGGTGATACTAATATAGCTGGTGGTTCACCCGCCTTAGCTCAAGTGAACAATGTTTATTCAATGGAGTTTGACCCAACAATTGCGAGTCATATAGATTTAGGAGATTTTACAAATGTATTAGGTACTACAAGTAAATTTTCAACGAGTTTATGGTGCAATTGGCAAGGTGGTACAGTTAATAGAAATGGAATGTTAAATTTTGCTCCAGCTGCAATAGGTGGTAGTGGAACTACATTTGATATAAGATTTGAAAACACCTCTTCAATTAAAATTAGCATAGATAATTCTGCAACTAGAACTTTTACAGTATCGCCAAGTCTTAGTAGTGCTTGGATGCATATTGCATTTACTTATGATGGAACTTTGGTTAGTGGTAACACTTTTGATGGTGTAAAATTATATATAAATGGAGCAGAGGCAAATACTTTAGCAGCACTTTCTGGTATTAATCCGACTATAAATTTTGCTAGTATGTTTGGATTTTTGGGTTTTGCTCAAAACTTTAGTGAAAACAGAAAATGGGATGGTTTGATAGATGAAGTAGGAATATTTAACACAGCTTTAACAGCAGCAGAAATAACAAGCATTTACAATGCAACAACAGTAGGCAAAACAGGAGATTTAAGTCAATTAACAACACCACCAGTAGCGTGGTATAGAATGGGAGATTAATATGAGTACAGAATTTTTTAACGACCAATGGCGTATACCAAGTAACGAAAATCAAAATAAGGTTTCTAACTACTCTATGGATTTTGATGGGGTAAGTGATAAAATAGAATTTGGAGATGTTAATGGTTTTGAACGAACAGATAGTTTTAGTTTTTCTTTGTGGGTAAATATTTCATCTTATGCAACCTATTATTATATTTCAAAACAACTTGCTACTGCTCCATTTACAGGATTTATTTTGTTTTCAACTTCTACTGGACAACTACAGTTTCTTTTAAATAATACTTTTTCTTCTAACACTCTGCGTGTCAATTCATCTTCACAAATACCACTTAATCAATGGGTGCATTTAACTTTAACTTATGATGGTAGTTCATCAGCAAGCGGTGTTAATATGTATTTTAATGGTGTTTCACAAACAATAATAACAGTAAATAATAATTTAACTGCTACAACATTAAACACAACTGAATTTCAAATATCTGGTAGAGATGGAGGTAATGGAAATCTTGTTGGCAAAATAGACCAAGTATCTATTTTTAATTATGCTTTACCAGCAACAGGAACAAACTCTGTAGCTACTCTTTATGGTGGTGGAACTGCTATTACAAATCCAATGACGTTAAGTCCAGCTCCAGTTGCTTACTATCAATTAGGCGACCAGTCAGTAGATAACGGAGCTAATCTGCTTGTGCCAAATAATAGTTTAAGTGACTTTGTATTTGATTTTGATGGTACAGATGATTTTATAGATTTAGGACAAGATGTTTTATTTAATTCAACTCAAGGTTTTTCTGTTTCTGCTTGGGTAAATCTTGACAGTTATTCCACAAAATTTCCAACAGTTATTAGAGTTAAAACAGACCAATCAACTGATTTTATACCTATTGCCTTGTCTAATCAAGCAGGTTACACAGGAGTTATTTTTGGAAGTTCAAGCAACTTTTTAACAGGTAGAACAACAGGCGATATTTCAGGAGATTTTTTGAATACTTGGAAACACGTTTGTTTTACTTTTGATGGTGTAGATAGAACAGCTTTTTCAAGTTATAAAGTATATGTAGATGGTTCTTCAGTTGTCTTGGTTAACGCTGGTGTTTTTGGTACTTTTACTAGTAAAAATAATTTAATTGGTTACAGTCAAACTAATGATAATTATTGTGATGGTAAAATTTCAAATGTATCTATTTTTAGTACTGAGTTAACATCTCCACAGGTAGAAATTATTTATAACAATGGCGCACCAAATGACATATCTTCTTTAAGCCCTGTGGGCTGGTATAAACTAAACGCTGCTGACACTTTTAACAGCTCTACAAGTACTTGGACGATTAACGATTATGGTTCTGGCAGTAACGATGGCACGAGTTCAGGTATGGATTCATCTAACCTAATTGTAAGCGATTTACAGCACACATCAGGTTTTAGTCCTTATGCATTAGATTTTTCAGGTATTACAGCAAATTTAAAAACAAACACAATACCAGCTCAAACAAATACAGTTACTCTTTCAGTTTGGGTTAAAAGAACTGGAGCTACTGGAACAAGTGCTGGGGTATTTGGAGTAAGAAACTCTGGAGGGCCTATGGGAACGTTTGGGGTTTGTTGGGATTTAGCTTTTTTAACAACAACAAACAAAATAGAATTTAGAATAGCTGATACTACTTATAGGACAGTAGCTCAAAATACTGCAATGCCAGACAACACTTGGACTCACGTGGTAGGTGTAGCAGATGGAACTAACATAAAGCTTTATATTAATGGTGTTTTACAAACAGATACAGATACTTATTCTTCAAATTTACTAACACCAAGCACAAACATAAGATTTGCAGCTCAAGGACCAAGTGGTAGTAATCCATTTAATGGACAGCTATCAAACTGCGCTAGATGGAATGTTGGTTTAACACAAGCTGAAGTTACAGAAATTTATAATCAAGGCGTTCCATCTAATTTAAATACTTTCTCAGGAAATGCTCCAATAGGTTGGTGGCAATTAGGTTCAAATAGTTCTTTTGAAGGCAATGATTGGACTTGTTTAGATGAAATAGGTACTGACAATGCTGACTCAGGAGCTACTGCTATGTCAAATGACGACATTGTAAACGGAGTTGG